TGCTCCGCACAATTATACAAGTGAGAGTGTCCTTGTATAGCGGAACAATGCAGCTTGGATACTAAATGGTATCCAACGTGTGTTGAACTAATTGGTCTCCCGGCTATGCCAGAAGTGAAGTAGTGAGAAATCACAATTCCTTCTATAGATAGTGAACGTTTGAACGGAGTAATTTTCCACCCAAATTTCTCGTACTGCAGATCAGACAATCCTATTGTACCGTATAGTTCGGGAGACCCGTTTGTTGCCCTATCTATACGATCCTCATGGTTGCCTATGCACATGTGCAGCTTAGGCTTGTATGATTTCTTCTTACTGCTTCTCCTTGTTGAATTGTAACTCTTGATAGGCGCAAACAATTTTGTTTGTGCATCTATCACTGATGCTATATCCTTCTTGTATCTCCTACCCTCGAAGCCCTTTGTACCTTTGTCGTATGAGGAAAGGCTCCCCATATCGGCCATGTCCCCCAAGCATACGATGTACTGAGGCTTGGTTGAAAGGATAAACTCCCCCAGAGCTGAGAATCTCCCGTTGTCGTAGTCGGGAGACGCATGCGGATCTGGAATTATAAGCATGTTTTTCATATTGATGTGTTCCTGTCATACACTACAAACTCCCGATAAGCATTGCTCATCACTGTTGTCTTCATATATAACACCTCGTTTAGAGTGTGCCTCTTCATAATCACATGGTGTAATAGGCTGACCACCCCTGCTTCCGTTAGGATACAGAGTGAGTCCGCGTAACCCATGTGCATACTTCGCTATTATCTTAGCAAATCCAGCAACCTTATCTTCATTATTAAGTTCACTTCCCCATTGAGGGAGATTTAAAGTACTACTTATGGCATGATCTACATACTTCTGTAGTTCAAACTGGAACTTAATGCGTCTCTCTGGATCAGCAGCCAAGTCTACTGCAGATTCGATTTTGTCGGGGGAAATTCCGGTAGACTTGATGATGGCTTCGGCTGTGCCGTCAACGACAAACTGATATTTCCATTTGGTTCCATCAGTAAGATAGCGTCTCCGGTAAGCTGTTGCGTAGACAGGCTCCACTCCACTGGTTGTTCCAGCAAGTATCGAGATTGTACCTGTTGGAGCAATTGCTCTATAGCCCTTAGGGCGAGACAAGTAAAATCTATCACAGTGTTTGTTGGCAGAACGCTCGGATTCATCTCTGTATACCTTCAACCATTTCTTTAACTCCTCGTTAATTTCATAGGTGTAATTACGTTTAAGTAACCATTCATGCATTCCCATTAAACCAAGACCAAGTCTACGATTCTTTTGCCTTACCGCTAGTACCTTGGGGTATGGTAACTCAGCCCTGATCGTTCCGCAGACCAAGAACTTTGAAGCAATCCTAACTACATCCTTGAACTCTTCAATAGTTTCTATGTTAGCCATGTTAACGCTTCCCAAGTTACAGACATCGCTGTCATCTTCGCTAGTTATTTCTGTGCAGGCGTTACGAAGTGTCTCGTTCTGTTGTGCACCAAAGTTAAAGCTAAACCCAGGTTCACCAGTCATCATTGCTTGCTTCGTATTGGAAATGAATATCTCCGGCAACTTAGACTTCTCTAACTCTTGCAAGAAAGCATCATCATAGTTCAATGATACGTTCATCATATCAAGAGGTGCTGGAAAGTTAAAGTCAGCCTTCTTAGCATCAGAGATACTAAAATCGGTTGGAACTATATCTCCCTTAATTTTCATGTCGTGCCAGTTCTTTGCAGTAAGGACATCAACTGCGTCCTCGTGCTGCCAATTGAGGCTCCCATACAAAGCGGAACGTCTCGATCCTCCTTGCATTACGTTTCTTCCCACTTCGTTTAAGGTGTATAACAATGGAATCGGGCCCGACGCAACACCTCCCGTTCTTCGCAAGCGCCTTCCACTTGGCCGGGCAATGCTTACATCTATTCCAATCCCACCGCCAGTCATCAAACATGACATCGCTCTTTGTGTTAAATGTGCCCATTCTTCCCTAGTGTCCTCCTCTAACCTAAGTAAGTAACAGTTGTTCCAATAGCTTGCATCCCTTCCGGCGTAATTTACATATCGACCTCCGGGCATAAACTTAAAGTCACATATAACATGGGTAAGATAATCCATATCAGATTTGTGCATGATAGGGTCGTCTCTCCCATCCCTAGAGCCGCATACATCATTGACTATAATATATGACCTGTCCCTCCAAGTTTCAAATGGGGTTGATGCATACTTTCTTCTGTATATTTCCTCGCCAAGTGGCGTTTTAAAGACTGTCATATAAAGATCTCCTTAGAATGGTATGTCGTCGTGCGCTTCTCTCTTTACTTCCTTCATCTCTTCCATGACTGCTGGCGATACTGTCCTAGTTGGTGTGGGCTCATGTCTCACCTCCTTGCCTGCGTCAGGATGCCCTATCATTGAGAGCATACCACCTACTATCTCGGTAACGTACTTGTCTATACCGGACTTGTCTGTGTACTTTCGGTAATTAATTCTGCCTTCGATGTACAGATTAGTACCTTTGACTACATACTGATCCACTATATCCGCTTGCTTACCATAGAATACTACGGTATGCCAATCTGCTTTGGCGTACTCACCAGTCCCAGATTCTGTTACCATGTTTACAATACCTACCTTACCGCCATTTTTCGCATCCCTAATAGTAGGGTCTTTCCATACGTTACCAACTATAATAGCTTTGTTAACTCCCTTCATTGTTAAATTCCTCAGGTCTATAGTTTTTCATATGTTTCCACAGTTGTAAAGCTGATGTGAAAACATTCCAGTACAACTCTTGTTTATCCTGTGGCCATTCGTGGAACACCACATGCCCAGGATCGTCTGCGCTAATGAACACATTAGCAACTCTCCTACTTTTTCCATTAAGGCCACGTGAATAACCAACTAACTGATGAGCCATTGAGTCAAAGGTCAACTGTTTCTTGTCCTCAATTGAGTCCTTAGTCTTAAAGTCTACCACCCATTCATCAGAGTACAGGTCTATCTTACCGCCGTAACCTAGTTCCTTGTGACAGAAAGAATGCTCTGACACCCATGTTTGCTCTCCGCAGTTAGCGTCTAACGCCGCCTTTGTTGCCTCACATATCTTTCCTATGTCAGTGTATCTTTCATAGTGAACGCAGTCATTGCTGAAGAACTCTTCCAGTTCGCCATGTATATGTACACCACGTTTAGCAGCTTGCTCTGACTCTTGCTTAGAGTGTGCAAGTATTCTCTTGGATAACTCTTCATTTGTCTCCGTTACCATCCTTGTTACTGCCAGAGCAGATTCAATAGCCTTGTTTACTTTCCATACTTCAAGGCCGGGCTTGCCTACTATATCCATTACAGATGTAACAGACGGCACCCACCCATGCTTACGAGCATCGCGTAGTGTGGTGGCACGCATGCCACCGTCCTTCTTTTTCACCTCATACTGAGGCGCTCCATTTGTATCATACCAGTGCATTTTATCTCCTATTTAACGTTCTTTACTACTGAACTTACACTTCTCTTGTCCATGATTTCATCGTAGCCTTCTGGCGTAGCCCAGGATGCGGGGTTTCTATTATCGTCAAAGGCACCCTTGAAATATAAATACCTCCCGATTCCCCAGTGTACAGCTGCACGCTTGAATGCTTCTGATATTCCGCCTTTTATAGGTTCTATCTTTGTATCTTCTGAACCATCAGATTTACCTATCCACTCTTTCAATGCGCTGCTATAAATACTTATTGTACAATGGTTAACCTTATCAGGTGTCCGAGTAATACAACTCTTCCACATGTCCTGTCCACAAACCTCGTCCAGCCTGTTCATAACATCTCTTGCATTTATGTATGCTAACTCCTTACCGTGTGGGCCATCCCTCCACGACAACTTACTTACTGGGAAGGGTCTCTTTAGTTTCTGTTCCGCTATGTCCATCACTTGCATCTTTCATCTCCTCGTCTAAAGGTTTCCACCAATCGCAATCACTGTGGCCATATGTATCTAGCCACACATTGTACTCAGCCTCCCAACCCCACCTTGCTTTCTGCGCCTTTCGTATAAACGTGACCTCTCTCTCTTCTCTCTCCCACTGTTGAACTTCTTCTTCAAACTGCTGTTGGTCTTGCTCCTCGGTTGGGCCGCAGGCCTCTACCTCTTCTCGTGTTCCATCACCCATAATTAACCTCCGGTACGACTACGCCGTACTCTGCCATCTTCTGTTCAACTCTCTGCATGTATTGTAGAAATTCATCCACGCTGAGACTAGAAGTGCTCTTGGTTGTTGAATGCGCTTCTCCTGTAATAGGGCTCGTTATTGTCTCAGACCCTAGTATATCATACTTGAATATCTCATGTAACTCATCAGCTGAGTGTCCTGTTTCCTCTGAGAACTTCCTTATTAACATCCAGTACCTATTGTTCTGATCAGTAGACCTTTGTGTCTTGTGAGATTGGATTGTAACCTCTAAGTCTGCTTCTGCATTTGGCGCAAAGAACATCGCCTCTATCTTGCCTAAGCACCTTCCCAATATTTCTGGACTTCTTAGTACAAATTTTACCTTATCCATATTGTATTGTCCCTTCAGCCAAGGCGTTGTTTATGGTTTGTAAACACCACATAAGTTGTGTTTCCATGTCTATCTTTCCATTGTGGCAGTTAGTGTGGCACTCATGGCACACAGGAATAGTATTAATGTCCGGCGCCTTAAGCCCCATTCCAGCCCCAAGTCTTAGGCTTCGTATGTGATGAGGGACTACTGTATCTGTAGTGCCGTGGTATATGCATCGCTTCATTGCCACCCACTCCAGATACTTTTTAGAAGTTAGCTTCATAAGTTACATTCTCCTCATGACTCGTACCAATGCATCTTCCCATCCCCTTATCAATGGCATCACATCATTAAAGTAGTGGTACTTAATGTTCCTTCTGTACGATTCTCTTGGTATGTTTAAGTAAGCTGCTCTTAGCTTATCACTCATAGACTTTATACCAACTCCCAAGCACAACGTGCATTTGTATAGAGTATCTTCTACAAATACTTGACCACGCCCCGAACATTTAGGACAACACATAGGATCTAAGGATTCTTTTAATGCCAGATCAGCAACAGATTCAAAGAACTCCAGGCCCGGGTTCCACTTGGTAGTGCTCTTCCACTTGAAAGATGATATATGTTCTAGTATAACACTTCTTACCCTTCTGTGATATGAGTGCTCCAATGCATACTTCAATCTTCCATACATCGAGGCCTCTTTAGGTATCTTAGCTAGAGCCATGCATACAATTTCCCACGGTACGTTGTCCCTGTCCCTCATAATAGAGGATGACTTGGGACCAAGTGCCGCCATCGCTTCAAGACCCGCCATTAAAATTCCTCTCCGCTACTATATATGCTGTTATACGTGCTTTTATAAGGAGTTCTGTTTCTTGTGAGAAGGGTTCCATCGCATATGTAAACAGCAAAATCCATGCAGGCAGTGTAATTGTCAGCACAGTAGTCCCAAGAACTACAGTCATCACATGGCGCTGGTTCATATTCTACAGTTTCATTCATTATCTACCCCCATTGAATCTAACGAGATCGAATTAAGTAAATCTTCGAGCCTCATAATTACTAAGGTATCTTCCAGTTTCTTTCTCTTCTCCTTCAAAAATACTACAGGAACCTTACCATCTTCTGATGATGCTATTGCTTGCGCCATTGCGTCCTTTATCCAGAGCGGTATCTCCTTCCTGTACTTACATTCAATAGAGAACATATCGCTTGATACATCCGGTGCGCTTCCCCTTACTCTACCAGTGACAGGCACTCTCTGCGCTCTGTCTCCTATTTTAGTAAGAGCTGCAGCAATATCTCTCTCAAACTTTTTCCATGTTGACATATTAATATCCTACCACCGAGGGGATCTCCCTCGCAGCTTCCTTAGGTTCATGGTAAGTTCCTATCAACCAGTTGTATGACAACTCGCCAACCCCTATTTTTCCATCCTGTCTAAACCTTATCTTCTGGACGTGTATTTGTACTATGATGTCCTCATTGTCTGACAAGTTCCTCCATATTGTTATACAGTTATCTGATTTATCTCTCCATCTAGCTGATCCTGATATATCATACGGAGTTGGTATTGGGTATTCTCCGTTCTTGCCTCGATACATCTTAGCTGGGTGAGCC